GACGCTGGTATTCTTATACCTGGTGTTGGTGTTAAGGCGTATCCACCCCATGGTATTCTAGTTTGAAAAGCTTCTCCGTTTTCATATAATTCAAAAGCGTAATAACCTTTTGTTGGTATACTATTTTTCGTATCGTCAGTTGGTACCATGTCGCCGAATTGAGTTAACTTATAATAGTCCATATACATGGGTAATGAAATCCTAAATATACCTGTATGAGGTTCTGCTTTAAAAGCCCCGACTCTAACCCTACTACCTGGTGTTAGTTTATCATCTAACCTATAAACAACAACAACCATATTATCAAGTGGCCAAACCTCACATGTATCACGATTTAATGATTTATCAAAACCAAAAACTTCCAACGGTTTTTCATCAAAAAGAGAAAAACTGTAATCACTTTTTATATGATAACCAGCACTTGGGCTTGCAACCCAACCAAAAAATATTGCTGTTGGTGTGTAATTATAATTAACTTTGAAATCACATCTTGTGATACCAATATCATGTTCAACATCATCACCCCAGAAAGGTGAAACATTAATTTGTTTTACCTCATTAAATATATTAGGCATCTCATTAATGTTTGTTTTTACCTCAACATTAAAAGTGCCATCCGATTGATAAATGTAATTCGGTATTTGATTGATATCTGAGGAATTAGCTGTACCTGTTGATGTGGCTATGGCTTGTATACTCGTATATTGTGTTGTTGTTTCAATTAAATCATTAGCGGATAATTCAAAACTTTTTGTGTCAAAAAGATCGAAATCCATCATTATGCTATGTGAACCAACAGGTACACCAAATATCATATAATCACCAGAATCATTTGTTACTGCGGTATACTTATAATACTTCTCCATTATCTCAACATATTGTGGATAATGAACAAAATCGTTTGTGTTTGGTAAATTACCTACAGCTCTATGACTTGGGTTTTGATTCCTATTTCTAGGTAATAAGTTATATCTAACTCCATTAGGAAATTGATCATTAACCGTTTCAAATGGGTATAGTTCAGTTATCTCTGGTCTAAGTTTGTCATCACCTGTTATAGGTACAAATATCGATACCCTAGCGTTTTGTAAACCATACCCATTTGTTGTCTGAACCCTACCAACAATAACCCCAAAATCAGATGAAGATTTTCTATAAGCATCTGTACTGGATATTTTTAAACTTAAAATTTCTAGATTATCAAAATCGTCTTCTAAGTTTAATTGTATCCTTTCATTTGTTTGGTTATCATTTAAAACTATTCTAATGTTTTTTTCCATAATTAACTAATTCCTGTTGCGATAACTGGTATCACTTTTATATCAACATCACTGTTTCTAATATTTAACATTTGATACTCATCAACAACGATATAATTATTTGTTATATCCATTTCACCAGTTGCAGTGTCAATTAAAGATTGGCTTGTTGTATTGGTTGAATAACCAACACCTGTTTTATTAAACGCTTTAACATAGTTTACATTTAAAACACCATCAACTTGTGTTATTTTTTTGATCATCTCACCAACACTATAACTCTTACCTAATTGTTTTTTCTCATCCAAAAATTCGTTCTTAACAATTGTTGTTATGTTTGATACTGACGCTATTTGTTGACCGTTTTCAACCAATACACCGATTTCAAAACCTAAATCAATTATTTCAGCTGGTTTAACAATAACATAATCATTTATCATTCTAAATTTTGATAAATACGCTGCTATATTTTCCATCAATAAAGATGTAACTGTATTTGATATATCACCATTAGCGTCATATGATAAAACACCTATCTCAATTTTATTTTGTTTTTGTGTTATACTTGTTTTTGCTGGTGTACCAAATTTACTCGGCATACTTAATAGTAAAACTTTATAATCATTTAATGTTACAGCTCTATTTTGAGCAGCAAAATTATAACCAATATAATTTCTTAATTCCTCAATAGTTGGTTCATCAGATCCACCAACAGCTGGTGTTCTGTTTGTAACTGATATCGATGCTTGTACCGTTGAATTAACCGCCGCATCAGGGCCATTTATATTTGCGGTTAGTCTATTAATAGTTGTTATCGTACCAGGACCAGCGTTTGTACCAACACCACCACCAATCCTATATTTAACAAATACTGTTGTATTTGCTATTGGTGCCAAACCTAAACTACCATTTCTTAAGAAACTTTTAAGGTTAAACGTACCACCATCTAAGAAATCATCTAAAATATCAAAAGATGAGTCTGTTTGAGCACCAAACGTTACTGTACAAAAACCTTTTGGTGTAAATTCAGTGATATATCTTTTATCAATTTTTTGGTAGATTCCTTTAGCGATACCATTTACCCTAGGAGAATTTGTATCCTCAACAAAAACACTGTCTTCAGCCAATGAAGGTACCTCATACCATCTATTTGGACTGTTAATAAACTCACTATCAGTTGGTGTTATAGTAAATGTTGTACCAGCTTTATGAATTATTGATTCAACAGATAAAACGTTGTTTTCGGGTAAAACTATTTTATAAAAAGGTATTGAGTTAACAAATGTTTGGTTATAAACTTTTGTTGTACCAGCTATAATAATACCAGTTTTTGTTAATAAATAAGCACTAATATTGTTATTAATAAAAATAGGTATTTTTGTTCTATCAACATTACCTGAAATATTTGTTGCTGAAGCAAAATCAACATCATATAATAATTCGTATGTATTTTCACCGTTTGATACTTGTGTACCAGATTTAATAATAGGTAGGTATCTAATATCTTCTTGATCACCATAAGCAGGTACTTGAACCGTAAACTCCACAACAGCTACGGCAGACGATTTTGTAGGTAATTTAAGACCATAAGTCTTAGCTATGTTATATAATGATTGTTTTTCCTGTGCATAGTCTAAAACGGTCTCTTGTAAAGCCCTATCGATTTGAAAGTTTAAGTTATCAGCGATAGCGGCATTTAAATCTAAAAATACCGATAATATTGATGCGTCATTAAAGCTTTGTACAACTTCAGGATAATATTGTTTAATATAGTTTATTTGCTCCGTTTTTAATGCAGCGAAATCTCTTTTACTATAATTTATTTGTCTATTTGCCATTTTATACTGTTATTGATAATTTATCGCTCGTTGAAAATGTTTTAGAGCTTATTGTGTAATCTAAATTTATTCTAATTTGATGTTCTTTTTCAGTGTTATTTAAAAATTCGGTTTCATCCCCAACTTTTGTGATATTAATAGCATTTAATTTTAAATTCGGTATGTATTTTTCAACAGCATCTTGAATTTCATTTTCAATCTTACCAAGAGTTGTTTCATCAAGTGGTTCGAATATATACTGATATAAATTTGTACCAAAATCTGGTAAATAATATCTGGAACCTCTTCTTGTTAAAAGAAGGTGTATTAGCATAGATTTTACCTCAGCTTCTGGTATACTGGTCAAACCAACATAATCCCCACTATTTGATTCAGTGAAAGGAAAATCAATACCAAAGGTTTGTTTTTTAATTGCCATATTCTTTATTTATAAATATCGTAATAATTTATTTTTTGTAAATAAAAAAAATCCCGCCAATGTGACGGGATTCCAATAATATCGATATATTAATTATGAACTACATCCAAAACAATCAAATTGACTATTTTCTGGTTTAACCGCTTCAAGAACTTGTATCGGTTCTGGTTTAGGTGTAACAGCAGTTGGTACTTCGGCATTTGGTACGCTAATTGCTAAGTGTTTTGCCCCTGTTGAGATAGCTTTTGTTCTAACATAGTAACAAAGTGATTTAAGACCTCGTTTCCAAGCCCAGAAGTGACTAGATGATAGTTTCTGAACTGTTGGTGCCTGGAAATAAACATTCATAGATTGTGATTGATCAATAAAAGGTGCTCTATCTGCGGCCATATCAATTAACTCTTTCTGTGAAACTTCCCAAATTATTCTATATTTTTGGATTAAATGTTCAATTCTCTTAATTTTTTTCTCGTAATGTTTATCAGTTGTATCCAAAAACTTATTAAAATTAATATTTTGAATAGAACCTTCGTTCATGATGATTTCATTTTTAAAAGCTTCTGACCAAATACCTAAATCTTCAAAATCTTCAATCAAGTATCTATTAGCGATTAAGAACTCACCACCAACAACTCTTCTATTGAATAGGTTAGAAGAAATAACCTCAGTCATCTCATACGAACCTGTAATTTTAGCTGATGAAGCAACTGGCATTTGTGCCGTAAACAAACTATTACAAATACCGTGTTCTTTTACCGAACCTTTTAAAGATTCCCAATCCCACATTAATTCACTTTGGTCAACACCCCACATATCAAATTGGAATATACCTTTTGACATTGGAGATCCTTTGAAATGTTTGTAAGGTTTGTACTCACCAGTTTTACACAATTCATTACTTTCGGTTATAGCTGCAAAGTAAATTGTTTCAAATATTCTTTTATTAAGTTTTTTAGCCTCTTCAGATGTAAACACATAGTCCATCAAAAAGAATACATCGGCAAGTCCTTGAACCC